TCGGTATAAATTGAGGGGACTGTTCAAGTGACCGTGATGAAGAATTATTAATTGGTGGTAATAATTTTAATGGTACTTCTTCTATTGGTGTTTCTCGTAGTTCTAAATTGAAAAATATGTAAACATCTGATTTATTTTTTATACCTAGTTCGTGTAAAGTTTGTTTATTGTTTCTTATTCTTTCTCCTTTAAAAACTAATGCTAAATTACGATGTTCATATTTAGGAAATTGTCTTTTAATTGATTCAATAAGATTTGTTACAGTGTCTGTATTCATAACAGTAATATTACCAATTAGGTCCGAATTAAATTGGTGTACATACAATTCTATTTTCGCCATTTTACTAAGTATAGAAAATATTTTTATTTCTCTCTTTTGATACTTTTAAAATTCAAACCCAAATAAAGTATTTTTATTTATATTTTTTTTTCTCTTTGTACTTTTATTTCTCTTTGTACTTTTATTTCTCTTTGTATTTCTTTTTGTACTTTTATTTCTTTTTGTAAATTTATGTTTACTTTTATTATTTGGTTGTAAATATGTTTTGGTTTTGATTTTTGCATTTGTATATGTTGCAGATTTTACAAGTTTATGGGATTTTTGAGTTTCAGTTACATTACCTGTTGGAGTATAATTTAAAAACCATTCTTCAAATTCTTTTTTATTTCCTTTGTTTTTAAGTTCTTTATATTTTAATGCTTTTTGTACACGCATTTCACCAACGGTTTCTTGATGACCATAACATGTAATACTGAAACGTCTAAGAATACCTTTTTGAGTTGCTTTATTTTTTTGTTGAAGATCAAAAAGCATTTTTGCCGTACATAAAATTTGATCTGTAAATTTATTGAAATAAGGACGATCTGTATATAAAAAAGCTAAATAAAAAGCTAACATACTATCAATCGTTGCTATTTTTACTTGATGATTATCTATTTTAATAGAATTGTAATTGTGACATCCCGTTGGCATATAAATAAAAGCATAACTATTTTTATTTATTTCTATTTCATAATGAGCTGAAAGAAGTTCACCCACTTCAGGATGTTTAATAATATTTACATTATTAATATTTTTATCTTTTAATCTCTCTTTTACAATTGTACAAACTACTTCTGGGTCAGTAGATAATGCTTGAAATTGTGTAACATGTTCATATTTATTACGTATATGTAAAGGTAAAAATTTACTATAAAGGGATACAGCATATCCACCAAAAAAAACCGCGCCTTGATTTACTAATGCATTTTTTATAGTTTTAATTATTAATTGTTCTTTTGCATTATTTGAATCATGGTGTTTATAATTTACAGTTTTACAATTTATAGTAGTAATTGGATATTGTTGGTTTAATAAAGTTAATCGTTTAAATACTTTTTCCCAACGAGTAGTATCCCCCATTGGTTTTGATAATTCAGAATACATAGCCATTCTCAAAAAATTAGGAGGAGTATATTTTATACCATTTATCATTTTGGATTCTCTCTTTAATGAATTAAAAATACTTTCAGGTAAATATGTTATATCTGCAATAGAGAGAAAATTAACAAATACTTTATATGTTCTAAAATGTTTTGCTGATTTTGCTTCTACATCAATAAATCCTTTTTTATAATAAATATCTGCCAACTCTTTTGCATATTTTAATGCATTAGGACTAAAAAAATCATAATCTGGCAATTCTATTTGTTTATTGTAAAATTGTTTGCTTTCTGGTAATATATTATTAATTGCAGTTCCACCATAACATATTATATCTTTACTTCTCATAAAACTTTCTACTATTTCTATAATATTTTTAATTTCATCAGTTTCTAACATACGTTTACCTATTTTCTCTTCTGCTTTATTAACCGCCATACGTAAAATAGCTAACTCTACATCTGTAAATGATTTTTTATTATTATTATTTCCATTATCTTCTATAATTTCTTGTTGTTGCATAATATTATTATATATATACAATAGAATAAATAATAAAATAAATATTATTTATTAAATAAACAAAGAAATGGAATCATTAGATGACAAAAGATCAAATATTGTTAAACGCAGACTATTTAAAGAATTAATTGATTCAACCATCAACAATCATATAAATATGAAATATAATCATTTAAATAATCATTTAAACAACTGTATAGTTGAATCCATAAAATATACCGAAGATAATAATATTATTGTTTGTATAAAAGATGAATTTTATAAAGAGAGAAATAATTATGAATTTGTATTAAATTTATTTTATCCATTTCATCCTCCCATTGTTAAAATAGATAATATTGCATATACAGATTTTTTAATTGAATCAAATAAAAAACAACTTAAAGAATTGGCAAACATAAATTGTTTTTGTTGTAATACTTGTACATATTCAAAAAATTGGTTAGGAACTATGACAATTTCTTATATAATAAAAGAAATGAAATATTATAGAGAGATTCGGAAATTGTTTATTATCAAACTTTTATGCAAAAAAATTTCTGACAAATATTTAAATTCAGATATTGATTTCTTTAAATGGGGTTTTTAGTTCTTTAGTTCTTTTAAAAAAAGAACTTACATAGTTCTTTTAAAAAAAGAACTTACAGAGTTCTTTTAGAAAAAGAACTTACAGAAAAATGCTACGCACAACCGGATATCGGATAGGCCTTCGGCCCGATAGATATCCGACATGGCTTCTTTCTTTTCTCTCTTTCTTTTCTCTCTTTGTTTTATCTCTTTCTTTAAAATATATTTTGTTTTTTCAAAAAAGATTGAAAATATCCATTTTTGAAACTTTTTTTTGAAGAGAGAAAAAGAAATTCACAAATATTATTTTCAAAAAAACCCAAATACCTCCTTTTTTTTTAATAAAAATTTTGCTCTCTCTAAATTTTTTATTAAATTTATTAAATTTATTAAATTTATTAATAAGTATAATTGTAATAATCTGTAGAACTAACTCTTGGTTGATAAGAATATTCTGGTATTTGTGGCACAGGTTCAGGTATTGTAGTATTTTGTTGTAATAAATTAGCAGGTTTCAATACAAATGCATAATGTGCTGTATTAAAAAAATTAATTTCTGTTTGCAAATATTGATCATTTAATTGATAACACATGGCAACCATTTGACAACCATATTCGCGACATAAATTACCACTAGGATTGGACGGTTCAGCACTTGGATTTGGCAAGATTAAAGTCATACATTGTTCATTATAAATTGTTAATTCTTGCACATCAGGATTAATTACAATATCAGAATAAGCATATTCTCTCGCAAATAAAGAATTACTTGTTAAATTTACATATTCTAAAAGTGCTCTATTTTCTAAAAATGAATTTGTACTTCTATCTACAATCAAAATTATTTTATTGCGAAAAGAAAGCAATGGTTGCTTTCCTATATTTCTACCATGATTTTCATAACTATATTCACTACCTAACATTATAGAATCATATGATTCAAATAATTTGGCTAAATTAGTAAACATTTGCTGATTATTACTTTGAAATCTTAAATGAATAATTAAAGGGTCCGTAAAATTAGGACAAGTCACCGACCCATTTGTTGCAAAAGCATAATTTTTTATTGTACTCATTACATCTGAAAAAGAAACATAATTATATGTCTCTTTTACATAAGTATTATCTATTGTACTTGTTGCTACTACTGGCTCATCATCGTCCATTGCATAAATTTCAAAATCTAAACATCTAACACCTTCTTTTATCACTGCAACTAAATTACATATATTTACATAATCATTCTTATAATTGCCCCCACTACATGCATTGAATGCGGTCATTATAAAATATTCACACAAATTACCACTACAATCTGGATCTATATTATTAATTGGTTTTAAAGAAGTATTTACTGAAGAATATAAAGAATTCATATTATTACATTCAATTGACATTAAACGACTCATATAAATAAGATATATCACAAATAATATTACTGCTGTTATTGTAATAAAAATAAAAAATAAATTTAAAGGACTCATTGAATGGTAAACATGTTTTACTCCTGAATATACTGAAGAACCAATATGTCCAATATGATCAATAGGTTGACTAGATTGTTGATTTAACATATATATAGTTCTTTTAGAAAAAGAACTGGCATTTATTGTTTTATTATTTTTATAAAATTTATAGAATTTATAGAATTTATAGAATTTATAGAATTTATAGAATATAAAAGTAAGTTGTATTATTATATATTATATATTGATGGCAGGAGGATTATTAAATTTAATATCTATAGGACAACAAAATGTCATATTAAATGGAAACCCCAGTAAAACTTTTTGGAAAGCTACATATAAAAAATATACTAATTTTGGTAAGCAAAATTTTAGAATTGATTATGATGGAACACCTACAATAAATATGACAACCGAATCTACATTTACATTTAAAATAAAACGATATGCGGATTTATTGATGGATTGTTATATTTGTATTACATTACCTACTATTTGGAGCCCTATATTTCCACCAAGTGCAATAGAATTACCGGATGGTACTACTAAATATACTGATTGGGCTCCTTATAGTTTTCAATGGATTGAAAATATTGGCGCGCAAATAATTAACCGAATTACCATCAATTGTGGTAATCAAAAATTACAAGAATATTCAGGAAGATATATTTTGGCTTCTGCACAAAGAGACTTTAATGCACAAAAATTAGAATTATTTAATGAAATGATTGGAAATACAAGAGAACTGAATGACCCCGCAAATTATGGACCTCGTGTAAATTCTTATCCAAATGCTTATTATACTACAAGTGTAGCCGGTGCACAACCATCCATTTTTGGCAGAACTTTATACATCCCTTTAGGCGCATGGTTCAATCTAAATACCACACAAGCATTTCCTTTAGTTTCTCTCCAATATAATGAATTACAAATTAGTGTCTCTTTTAGACCAGTAAATGAATGGTTTACTATACGTGATGTAATGGATTATGCAAACAATTTTCCAGTTGTCGCTCCTAATTTTAATCAATATTATATGCAATTTTATAGATTTTTACAAACGCCTCCCGATGAAGTATTAGGAATTACTTCTTATACAGATACTAGAGTAACTTGGAATGCAGATATTAATTTGAATTGTACGTATTGTTTTCTCTCTAATGATGAATCTGAAATTTTTGCTAAAAATGAACAAAAATATTTATTTAAACAAGTCTATGAACAACCATATTATAATATTACTGGTTCAAACAAAATTGATATTACTACGGTTGGTATGGTCATTAGTTGGATGTTTTATTTTCAACGAAGTGATGTAAATTTACGTAATCAATGGTCAAATTATACCAATTGGCCATATAAATATTTACCACAAGATATTGACCTAGCATCTCATGTAGGAAATGCAAAAAACCCTAATGACCAAATGAGTACATATATTGGGCCGGGGTTACATCCTACTGGTCAAAATTCAGGTCTTTATATTACAGGAATATACAATCCCCAAAATATAAAATATATTTTAATCGCATTAGGTATTTTATTAGATGGACAATATAGAGAGAATTTATTGCCAGCTGGTGTATATGATTTTGTTGAAAAATATGTACGAACCTCTGGAAATGCACCTCAAGGATTATATTGTTACAATTTTTGTTTAGATACAAATCCATTCATGGTTCAACCTTCGGGTGCAATGAATATGAGCCGGTTTACAAATATTCAAATGGAATTTGTGACTATCATCCCTCCAGTAGATCCTTATGCACAAGTATTGACTATATGTAATCCAAATACAGGTGATATAATTGGTATTAATAAACCCACCTGGCGTATTTATGATTATAATTTTGATATGTATTTAATTGAAGAGAGAATAAATATGGTAGTATTTGTCGGCGGCAATGCTGGACTTTTATATGCAACATAATGAGGGTCTTTAAATTGTTTTGTAATATATATTATTATGGGTCTTTAAATTGTTTTTTATTTTTTTCCATATTTGCAATATTGTTTTTGAGAGAAACCACGAGGGTTTTTACAATTAATACTTTTTTTATATTTCTTTGACCATTTATTTTCTCTCTTTTTTATTTTGGTTCTTCTTTTTGTCATTTGTTTTTTTCTTTTCATATGATTTATTTTTTTATATTTTCTAGTTTTATTCTGTTTTTTACCACCTGTTGATTCATTTATACTTCTTTGATGATCAATTGAAGTAATATTATTTGTTACAGAATCAATTGTATCCGGTTGAAACTCATAATCTTTAATTAATCTATTTATTTCTGTTAAATTTTTATTACCAAGTAAATTATATCTATCATACGTAAAACATTTTTTTTTATCTTTTACCAATCTTTGAATTTTTGTATTTTTATCCATAAGATTATTAGGAGTCTCTGTAATTTTTTTCAATCTACTTTGTATATTTGCATTTTTACAATAATTATTTTTTTGTGATTTTCTCTGTAATTTACTACATTCATCACTTTGTTTTCCATACAACCAAATTTTTTTACATTGTTTTTCTTTAAATAAAGTGCCCATCTCATCTAAAAAAAGATCATCTCGGTTTATTTGTTTTTGTTCTGTTTGCGTTATTGGTTCTCGTTCTACTCGTTCTTGTTCTGCTATTTGCGCTAATCGTTCTAATCGTTTTCGTTCTGCTTCTTCTGCTTCTTCTTGTTCTAATCGTTTTCGTTCTGCTTCTTCTGCTTCTTCTTGTTCTAATCGTTTTCGTTCTGCTTCTTCTTGTTCTAATCGTTCTCGTTCTGCTATTTGCGCTAATCGTTCTCGTTCTGCTATTTGCGCTAATCGTTCTTGTTCTAATCGTTCCATTCGGTCTTGTGCAGTTTGTGCTGCATGTTTTATTACATCTGTTTTTTTTTGTTTTTGTTCTTGTTCTCGTTTTGCTTGTTCTTTTTCTTCTTCTGCTCTTGCTATTTGTTGTTGTAATTGTTCTTGTTCTTTTCGTACTTGTTCTACTTGTTGTTGTGCTATTTGTCCTTGTGTTACAAACAATTGTTCATTTTTTTTGTTTTGTGAAAAACAACTATATTTTTGTTGAATTTCTGCTTTTTCTTTTTTAAGGTTCGCAATCTTAAGAGAGATACCTTTTCCACACTCTATTGACCGATAAAGAGTGTTGCACTTTGAGAATATTTTATTTAATCGTTTTGTTTCTATAATATTTTTTAATGTTTTTAATCTATCAATATACATATCTACAAAGTTATATTTTTGCTTAATGGTTTTTCTTCTGACATATTTATTACTTTGAGTGCGGAAGTATGAATTATCCTCATATACTAGTATTTTATCATCTTTGTGTGCAGGCAAATTATCAGCATTCTGTAATTCTTCTTTAGTATCATAATAATAATCTATATAATATTCTAATTCTAGAACTTCTCTACTAACTCGTAATGGGTAATATATTGGAAGATCATAAATTGCCATCTTATTTGGATGAAAATCACGCATCACACGCGCATGTGCGGTTTGTTCAAACATACTTAGAAATCCATTGGTCTCCAAATATATATTAATAGGATACAGTAAGGCAATTTGTTGAGATTCAGTTAATTCTTTTAAATTGACTTCACTTATATCATATTTTTGTAATAAAGATGTAATTTTTGTTGTATTCATTTTATTGAAAGGTATCTGAAACATTGCACATGGGTTCATACATAATAATTGTTCTGGTGTTGTAATAGAATGATCTGCTAATACATTAAATATTTCATTAAACATAGCATCATCAATTGATCTAAAAATTGTTATACCATACTCTTTTGTTGTATATTTAGCTACATCAGGGTGGGTTGTTCTTTTAGATAAATATTCGGGAACACCACTTGCGACATCTGCAGCAATCCCACTTGCGGCAGATTTAGCTTCATCTGCCATCGCATTACCAACAGGACTAGCAAAAGTATCAACCCATGATTTAAATAATGCATCCGTCCCGCCTTTATATTTTTTAGTTTTGTTGTATTTTTTACTTTTCTTGTATTTTTTACGTTTGGTATATTTATTCATATATATATATTTATAAAATATTTTAATTTATAAAATATTTAAAGATATGTATTAGATGGCAACGGACCAGTATCATTAAATTCTCCAGTTAAGCTATAATATTGAGAATAATTAGGCATATTACCTAAATTATTTGGTGGGTCATATCGTTGTTTAAATAATTTCTCTCCTTCAGAAAAACTAGAAAACCATACATTTAAACCTAAATTTGGCTCCGGCGGTTTTTCATTATAATTTTTAATAATTATTTTTTGATCCATACCATAACCATTCGTTAATGAAGAATATTGTGGGGCATATAAAGATAATTTACCTGCATCCGACGCAGCAACAATATTTGAATCCGCGGTTATAGAGGATTCCGATTTAGCGCAATCTGGGCAGTCATTATCAGAAGTACATTGATCTCCTGTTTTTGCGCATTTAGCTGAAGGTCCACAAAAATTATCACAACTATTTGTATTTTTAAATAATGGCATATTTATGGTTTGACTATATGAATTTGTATTATTAAAACTATTATAATTATTCTCTGGAGAAGATGGAGAAGATGAAAGAGAAAAATTTTCTATAGAAATAGCAAAATAATAACTTATATAACTACCCCATTGAAATATTCCTATTAATAATAATAAAGTAAAAATAGCTAAATATAAAATAAAATATTTGGTATTCATGTTATAATATTATTATATAATAATATTATATTGAGGTAATATAAGATGTCATTTAAAATTCCATTACCACCTAATATACAAGAATATATTTATAATGTTTCTCATACTGTACTTAAATTGTTGATTTATTTTATTTTAGGCATTATTTGTTTATTTATGTGTAAAGTTTGTGGATCAAATTTGCTTCCTATTGATGAAAAATTGCAACCATATACAAATACTCCTAGAAAATTAACAGAAGTACAACAACCTGTATTTAAACGTATTACAAAAATTGTGTTTCCAGTAAGTCATATAAATGTAAAAAATAATTTGATTGATTCAATACGAAGTTATCAAACATACAAAACTACAAATGTGTTTAAAATGTATTTTTCATCAATATTAATAAGTATCATAGTATTTAATTACTCTACTTTGCATTACATTATAAATAATATTATCAACTATTACATGTCTGAATTATTTATTATTATACTTGCACCAATAATATTTTTCATTTTATTTATAATTTTGTACATAATCAATAATATATATTTTATTTATTTATATTTTTCTGAATTAGGATGGTTTTTTAAATATAAAACATGTAATATTAGCGCACCTTGGAAAGATATATGTATTTTTGATGGGTTTGATTTTTTTCGCGGAATATGCATCGCATGGATACTTGTATTTTGTTTTATTATTACATGGCTTATTGGCGCTTTACCAACTGTAACAATTGTATTTTTGTGGGTTATTTTCTCTCTATTTAGTTTTTTTAGTGTGATAAATAATATGAATGCAAATGTATTTAATTTTGTACAATATGCATTTAAATATTATTCAAACACTTTACTTTTAGTAATTTGTTTTATATTAACTATGCATGCGTTTTCTATATTAGGTACTTATTATGGTGTTGTATGCGGTATTTTATTTTTAATTTTAGGATGGCAAAGTTTCATGCATCCAATTTATGCTCCAATTACTTCTGCAGCAAGTCATGTTGTTTCACATCCTGTAAAAACAGCTCAATCTGGCGGAAAAAATAAAAAACATAAATATAAAAATAATTCTTTCTATAAAATGTTACACACAATTGGATATAAATAAAAACAACAAATAAAACAAATAAAACAACAAACAACAAAACAAACAACAAAACAATATTCTTTTAAAATCTTTTAAAAAAAGAACTATTTAAAAGCAATATACATATTTTATTATAATGGGTAAAAATAAAAATAAAAATCACAATCAAAATCAAAAACAAAAAAACAAAAATGTAAAAACAAATTCTTCTGTTCCAGTTCCTGTTTCTGTTGTTGCACCCGCAATTAATCCAGCTATAGCTAAACTACCTTTTGTTTCTGTATGTACCCCAACATTTAATAGACGTCCTTTTATACCAATGATGATTCAATGTTTTCAACATCAAACTTATCCAAAAGAGAGAATAGAATGGATTATAGTAGATGATGGAACTGATAAAATAGAAGAATTAGTCAAACATATACCACAAGTAAAATATTTGAAATATGATAAAAAAATGACACTTGGTTCAAAACGAAATGCAATGAATGATGCCGCAAAGGGAGATATTATTGTATATATGGATGATGATGATTATTATCCACCGGAACGTATTAGTCATGCAGTTGAACGATTAACACAAACACCAAATGCATTATGTGCTGGCTCTAGTGCAATGTTTATTTTTTTTAAACATATAAATAAAATGTATCAATTTGGGCCATATGGACCAAATCATGCAACCGCCGCAACATTTGCATTTAAAAAAGAATTATTGCGTATTACTCGTTTTAATGAATCTTCGGCAGTTGCAGAAGAAAAACAATTTTTGAAAGATTATACGATACCTTTTGTACAACTTGATCCTAAAAAATCTATATTGGTTTTCTCTCATGAACATAATTCTTTTGATAAAAAAGAATTATTAAAACAAATGCCGAATCCAACTATTAATGATACTTCAATTATTCCAACCGATTTGGTTTTTGAAAAAGATATTTTGCAATTTTTTATGCATGATATTGATGATTTATTGAAAAATTATGATTTTGGAAAAGTAGAACATAAAAAAGATGTTACTAAACAATTAGAAGAAATCAAAATAAAAAGAGAACAAATGATGCGTGATCAACAAAATCAACAACAAAATGTACAAAATGTATTAAATCAACAACATCAACAAATCAATCAATTACAATTAGAAAACAATCATTTAAAAAATCAAATTATATATTTAGAAAACAAAATGAGAGAATTAATTCAAGAAAAAATTCAAGAGAAACAACGAGAGAAACAAAAAGAACAAATTTTACAAATAGAAGAATTAAAATAATATATACATTAATTACATAATGAACTCAAATTCAATTCAAGATGAAGAAAATAATCGTCAAAATGAAGCAAATAATAATGTGAATGAAAATCCAAATTTAGATAATGAAAATCCAAATTTAGATAATCAAAATTTAGATAATGAAAATCCAAATTTAGATAATGAAAGTCATGAAAAACAAAATTCAGATAATGAAAGTCATGAAAAACAAAATTCAGATAATGATATTGAACCTTCTCTGCCAACTAGGTTAACAAGACAAATATCAGAAGAAACCCGTGATCAAGGGCGATTAGGAATTTGTTGGGCTATATCAACTGGGCATGTTTTTGGTAGAGCTTTAATGCGGTTTGTAGTATATACTGGAGTACAAGGTACTGACCAAACAGATGTTCCGTCAAAATATTACAATTTTAGGTATATGGCTAATCATAAAAGAGAATTGTATGAATTAATAACAAGAAATCCACTAAGATATCTTAGAACTATTTTGTATAATTTTTTAACATTACTTGCATTAAATGAGAAACGATTTGTTCTTGCAATGCGTGGAATTGAAGTTGTAGTTTTAAAAGATGGTTTACAAGTAGATATGAATGAAGACGGTGGATTAGAAAGACATGCGTTGGAATATTGTTTAACTAATTACACAAATCGTCATGTATTAGAACAACTAGATCCCGAAAATGAAATTATGACTCGTGCTCAAAAAGAAGATTGTATGAATTTTTTATGTAAAAATCATGACAAATTTCATTTTTTAATAGATTCATCAACTTTTGCTAGAAATTATAATGAAATTATGCCAATTGAGGAAAGTGATATTATTAAACTAACTGATATTTTTAGACTTGAACTTTATGTAGCTGTAGCTTTTAAAATTAATGATTATTTAAGAGCCAGTCGTGATTATGCAACACGACAAGGCATAGGTCTGACTCGTCCATTTCGTCTCGGAACTGAGGAATCTATGCATACTATGGTATTAGTAAACATTGAAATACAAACGGATGGTTCTATACATGGTATCTTTCAAAATTCTTGGAATACACATAGTTTAGCTCTAACATCTTTACCAGAAGTTTCTGTATATAGACCAAGTAGCGGATATGAAACTGTTCCATTGACGGATGATAATAAAAATTTGTTGTTCAAAATAATGTTTACTGGAATAAACATTACAGCTGGTGCTAAAATTATACTGGATGATTTTCCAAATGATTCATCTAAATTTATACAAATTAATAATATTGATAATGTTGAAAATTCTATCCAACATTTTGAAAATTCTATCCAAGATCAAGGCTCCGCCGTTGCAAATGTTGGAAACACTGGAGTAGTATCCGAGGGTGCAAATGTTGGAGGACAAAGAACTTCTGCATTAATGAATTTGGAATTTCCGAGAAGATCAACTTTTGTACAAAATGTTAGTGGAAGAACAAAAAAAACAAAAAAAAAAAAACGAAAAAAAAAAACAAAAAAAAAAAAAAAAAAAAAACAAACAAAAAAAAAAAAAAAAACAAAAAAAACAAAAAAAACAAAAAAAAAAAAAAAAAAAAAAAAAAAAAACAAAAAGAACAAAAAAAACAAAAAGAACAAAACGAACAAAACGAACAAAGAAAACAAAAAAAACAAAGAGAACAAAGAGAACAAAGAGAACAAAGAAAACAAAAAAAAAAAAGAGAACAAAAAAAACAAAAAAAAAAAAAAAAAAAAAAAAAA